AATAGCGGGTGGTCGGCCATCGCCGCGACCAACGGGTTCGAGCTCGCTTTCGCGGTCTCGGTCAGGTTGGTCATGTAGGTGTTCATGGCCTGGGCGCGCTGCTGAGCAGTCTGCTGCTGCTTGGCGCTCTCCTCGGCCTTCGCCCGCTCGGCCTTCTGGTCCTCGATTTCCTTCTGCAGCTTCTTGAACTCGCTGTAGTTCGGATCGGCGAGGCGCTTGAGGAAATTGTGCTGGAAGTCGTTGAAGTCCTTGAAGCCAGCGTGCGTCGCGAAACCTTCAGGGTCCCCGCTTTCGAGCGCAGCTAGGATGGCCTCCGCGCGCGTGACCTTGGCTTCGTGGTTCGCCTTGAACTCAGTCTCACGCTTAGCGAACTCGGCCTCGCGCTGCTCGCGCCACGCCTTGTTCTTGCGCTCCTCGTTCCGGATCGCAATCTTGTCCTGGACCGTGACCGCGCCGTCGTCGAGCACCAGCCCCAGCTCGTCCGCGATGGCCTTCAGCTGCGCGCGCTTGGCTTCCCGCGGGTCTTTGGCTTCCGGCTTCGGCTTGGCTTCGGCTGCCGGCGCGGCGGGGGTGTCGTCGTCGCCACCGAGCTCGGCCTCTTTCGCGGCGAGGCGTTCGGCGAACGGGAGCTCTCGAACTGGAGCCGGGGGTTGGTCGGCGGCGGGTAGGGCAAGCGCGGCATCTTCAGGCGGCATTCGGCATCATGGCTCCAGGTGGCGGGGAAAGTCCGGCGGGCAGGTTGCCGGGCGCGGGCGGGGGGAGCGCTCCGGGCGGCAACGGCATCCCACCAGCCGGGGGGGCATTGGGGTCGACGGCGGGCGCGGGCGGGTTCAGAAGTTTGTCCATTTCCTGAATCCAGCGCCCGAGCAGGTTCAGACTAAACTGGGCCTTAGCGCACTCTTCTGGAGTCAACGCGAACATCTCGGTCCGCGCCTTGTATCTTGCGCACACAAATCGCAGCAGGGAGCCCTGCTTGTTTGGCAAGTCGCCATCTGGAGCCTGGTAACTGGCGGACGACCAGTTTTCCGGGTCCGCATCCAGGTAACATTCAATTAGCGCGTCGACGTACTCCTGCGCGCTGGTCTCCAGGTTGAGTTCGTTGTCGAGGTCGGGCCACCCAATCAGCGTCTTGGCCGTCTCCTGCGAAATCATGCCCTGCTGGTAGAGCTCGGACACCATCTGCTGGCGGCCGGCGGGGTCGTGTGGGAGCGCGCTCGCGGGGGCTACCGATACGCTGAACTCGTCGTCATCCACGTCCGCGTCGGCCCACTTCACGCTCATCAGCAGCTTTTTGCCGGGCCACTGAATCATCAAGTCCTTATCGTCCTTCGCCAGCTCGCGAAGTCGCCAGACGTACTGGTGCGCCAGGTCGACGTAGGCCTGCTCGTAGCGCTGCGCCTTGACCAGCTGGCGGCCGGCCTTGGTGTCGTTCAGCGTCATCATCGCAATGCCGCTCGATACGCCCTGCTCGCGGCGTGCAGCGGCGCTGACCTGCGAGATGCCGATGGCGTCCCAGAAGTTTTGCACGCTGTATTGCAGGAATTCCATTTCGACGGGCGAGAACGGAACCGAGACCGATTCGATTGGTGGCTGGCCGCCCTCGTACGCGATGGCTACACGAGCGTCATTCAGCGCCAGGTCGTCTTTGTTGACGGTGTCCTTCTGGTAGTAGACCTTCTGGCCGCTCGCGATGATGGTGCGGTAGCGAAGCCGCAAATACAGCTCAGAGCAAAACTGCGCTTGCCCAGCGCCCTCGTCGGCAATGCCGGCGTACCAGGGCGAATCGCGATGGGGTTCCCATCCGAGCATGACGATCGGAAAGGCTGGCGCGTCCCATTCGCCGTGGTCGACGACTTCACCGCTGATGACCGCGCACCACTTACCGGGCTTGTCGGCGGAGTCGGGCAACTTGTACGCGAACTGGAGCTCAATCGTCTTCGTGTCGCGCGGCTTGGTGACCTGCATGCCGTACCACTCGTACGGCTGTGCGCCCTTGATTGCCTTGGCCATCTTCGGCCACAGCGTCAGCGCATCAGACTCGCTGATTGGCTCGCGGTGGTACATGTTCCGCGGCGTGCGCCCCTCGGTCGGGTCGAACCAGATGTCCACCGACGGGATGAGCTTGTGCGCGACGCACTTGTTGGCCAGGTCGGAGTAGACCTTGATGCACGCGCAGCCCTGCACAGCAGCTTCCGCGCCGGCATCGGTCATCAGCGCCCAGACGTTGATCCAGCGTCCCTGCCGCTGGTTGATGATGCCCTCGCAAATCTTGTCGAGCTTCGCGGCGCGCCGGCGAATAGCCCAAGAGGCACCGGAGGTCTGAAACTGCGGCTTCGGCTTCTGCGGCGCGTAGATGCTCGAGACCGCCGTGCCGACTGCCGAGCGAATCAGCCCGAGCCGGTCCTGCGCGAAGTCGGATGTGGTCTCCTGAAACGCCGATTGGTCGTTCGCCTTGCGCTGCTCGTACAGCTCCAGGTTGCGCTTGTAGCGGATTCGGCGCCCCGACTGCTCACGCTTGAATGCCTCGATGAGTCGCGAGACGGCGGAGCCCATCTCGTCGGGCTTCTGCTGGCTCCAAACGGTGGAGAGGTCGCGCCCGGAGGTGATCGTCCGTTTCACTGCCACGGCGTGCAGTATGGGCCGAGAAGCCGGGCTAATGCAACTGACTTACTTTTTCTTGTCCATGTGCGCCTTGATGACGCGCGCCCGCTCGGCTGCCATCTGTGCCTTGTGCCACTCGGGCGAACCCGGTTCCGGCTCGGTTTCCTGCGGGTCGTAGCGCGGGAACATGGCCCGGACGATGTACAGCATGGCGTCTGCGCAGTGCCGCTGATACCGGTCGTCCTCCTCGCCCGTTTCCGAGTCGAACTGCAACTTTCGGGTTTCGCTCAGCAATTCCTGGCACGTGCTGAAGTCGACCTTTAAAGCGAGTGACTTAATTATGCCGCCGACGAACTCCTGAAACGCGCGCTTCTGCGTCTTCTCGGCCGCCTCGCACGCAACGCCCATCACGCGCATCTGCTCGGCGTAGCCCTTTCCGAGCGCGCCCTCGTCGACCACCACGCGCAGGCCGCCGCCGGTCTCCGCCGCAACGCGCTGCCGGATGCTCTGGACGTGGCTAGCCAGCGCCGTCGGGATCAGCCTCGAGCGCGTGTAGGCCTTCAGAATGTAGATTTCGCCCGTCCCGCGCCGAACTGCAGCCAGCACAAAGGCGGTCGAGCGCTCGCCGAAGCCAAGGTCGATGCCGAGCCCGTACGAGTATTCACCCGGCGGCAGGCCGTACGGGTGCGAGCCGTCCTTGCTCGGAGCCCAGCTGTTGTCGTGGAGGATCGGGTAGACCAGCGCGCCCGGGTCGTCGATCCAGCGACCCATGTACTCGCGCAAATACGTTGGGTGGTCGTCGGCCCACTGCATCTGCAGCTTTTTGTTACGTAGCCACTCCGCTGCGTGCGGCATACTGTCGTTGTCGAGCATCGTGCTGTGGTGGTTGTCCCAGCCAGGTCTGATTCCTGTTGTGACTTCAAAGAAGTAACCAACCGCCAACGCAGACGCTGTCCCTGCTAACGACAGTGAGCCCTGCAGATCCATCAGAGCCGGGTCGAGACAATCCTCGACAAGGTACTCAATCCAATCCGGGAAGGCCTGGGCCTCGTCAACGCCTGCTCTGTAAAAACGTTCGCCTCGTAGCTTTTCGGCTTCCTTTTTGTCCTTGCACCCAACCAGCCAGAGCGACGAGCCATTGCGGTGACGAACCATCAGTTGCCCGTCACTAGTTGTCAGCTTGATCGGAAGGTTGTACTCCTTCCGCATTCGCTCCAGCGCACCGTCCCACAGAATCTGCTTTGCCTTGCTGCGACTCAGGCCGACATAAACAGAGCGCTCCCCTGGCAGGAGTTCCATTCCTTCGAAATACCAAGCGCCCAATCCATGGGATTTGCCCGAGCGCCGGCCAGCCATCCACGCTCTGCGGTTTCGTGTGCTATTTACGAACGCGCGCTGCTTTGCGTGCAGCCCGTCGATGAGCGGGTGCGGGCGCCCGGCGGCTCGGTAGGCGGCTTCGAGCCAGCGAGCCGGTACCTGGACGGTCACGCCGCCTTTTCGACCCTGTAACCGATGCTCTTCAGCAGCGAAACCAGCTGCTCAATCTCGACCCCACGCGTTTCGCCATCGCCGTTCTTGGCCTTCTGCTCGGCTTCGGCCAGCACGCCAGACAGTCGCGCGGCGAGTTCCACGCACCGAACCATGCCGCCCGCGTCCGGGTTGGCGTGGACTTCGCCATGCTTGTCGGTGTAGTTCCGGCCCGTCTCCGCTACCCTGAGAGTGTGGTCACACTTCCGGAGCAGCAAGCGCCGCTTGTCCTGGAAGTTCGTCATGTCGGCCAGCGACTCGAACGAGTCAACAGCGACCTTCAGAGCACCGAGTAGCTGACCGCTCTTAGCCATCGGATTCTACAATAGCAAGAATCTCTTCCTCGCGCACGATGCGGGTGTCGCCGAAGTCGCCGCCCTTGTTGTGCCGCGGCATCGACATGTCCGCTTCCCAGGCTTGGCCAGCCAAAGCATCGACCAAAACCCGGTCGCCCTCCTTGGTCTGGTTCGGGATGAACACGCCGTCGCGGGTCCCGTTCGCCCCGGCTGCGCGCTGCCGGCGATGACCTGGCCCAGAGGCTACGACGGTAGCAAGCCGGCTGCCCCGGGCGCCTGCGCGGGACTGCTGCGGGATGTGCAGGCCGCCAGCGCTCATGGTTGCGATGGGGTCGAGCCGCACGACCACGTTATCGGCGTACGGTCGCATTCTTCTTTTCCTCCTCGTCCCGCCTTGCGATCGCTGCTGCTGACATCTCTTCCCCGGCCATGCCGCTCGAAAAGATGAGCACGCTTTGCTCGCCGACGCGCACGCGCATTACGCCGCCGCCGATGTAGGTGATTCGGTCGACATTGCCGCTCACGCCGATGCCGTTGCTGTAGTGGTTTCCGAGCATCAGGCTTGAGCTGCCGTTGGTCAGCACGACGTTGGCGGGCATCGTGAAGCCGGCTAGCTCGATCTCTCCGTAGTATTCTGTTTGCTTAGGTGGTGCCATGGTTCTCTCTTGCGAATAGGGCGCGGTAGACGCGGCGGTTGAAGTCGTAAGTTTTCCATGTGCCGCTGATGAAGTGCTCCAGCTGGCGGCGCATCGGCGACGGCTCTTCAGCTGAGTCGCCTTGGTATCCACGTGTGCCTGACACAAACTGCAGGCACTTCCTATCCCACTGACTGACCGTGCATTCACCGCGAATCGCCCCGTGATCTACCGCTTCTTGCATCAGCGCGAATAGATGCGGCGCCCAGTCTAGCCACGGTGAGTAATCCCTGGAATGCGTGACGTAGGTGGCGCTTGCCTCGGCTTTCATGCCCGCGTAGCGCTGCGGATGCCAGTCGCGCGACCAGATGTGGGTATGCGCCACGTCAAGCTGAACGTTTGCCCGTTCGGCTGCTTCAATCATCTCCTGACAACCCTCCAGGTTCAGCGCTAGAGGCTTCTCAATGAGCACGTGCTTCCCCTCGCCAATCGCATCGAGCGCCAGGTGGCGGTGACCAGCCGGATGCGTCGCGATGATGACGCCATCGACGCCCTGCAACCAGTCCTGATACTCCGCCGGCCCGATTCGCCCGGGCACTTGCGAAACGATGTGCTGCCCGCCGTTCTTCGGCATCAGGTAGCGCTGCGCTTGCGGGCCGCGACCGACCAAACCTAGGCGCACGGCTTACCCTCCGTGATGGCATCACGCATCAGCTCGTGACACATCTCAACTTCCAGTCTCACGTTCTCTTGTTTGCTGTCCGGAAACGCCCGCATCGCGACGGTATAGAACTTCCCGTCCTTTTTGTAGCTAAGTCGCATCTCAATCTCGTCGGATTCCGCTACCGTGGACACGGTGCGCGTCACATGCGCGATGGGCTCGAACTCGTGAGCAATCATCTTGAGCGTGTCTAGCCGCATTTGAGAATCCTCTTCAGCGTGCTCTCAAGCGGCATGCGCTGCTCCCAACCTAGCCCCTTGAGGCGCGAGTTGTTCAAGTCGTAACGCAAGTCAGGCCGCGGCCGATTCGGCGGGTCCTCGACTAGCTCCCACTGCAGCGGCTTGCCCATCAGCTCGGCGATGCGCGCCGCGACGTCTACGTTCGAGTAGTCGACTTCGCCAGATATGTTGTAATAGCCGCTTCCTCGACCCGAGATAACGCCTCCTCGAGTGAGCGCGGTAAGGGTCGCAGAGCAGACGTCCTCGACGTCGATGTACTTTCGACTGCTGGCGGCACCGTTGCGCGAATGGATCTGGACCACCTCTCCGCGTCCCACTTTGGCGATGGTAGACGGGATGAACTTCTCGCCGTCCTGGCCCGGTCCGGCCACGTTAGTGCAGCGAGTAACGACGATGGGCAGCCCGTAAGTGTTCGCCCAGGCCGGACAGAGCGCTTCGGCTGCGGCCTTGGATGCTGAATACGGGTTCGTCGGGTAAAAGCTGTCGTACTCATCGAACGCCTTCCCGGGCGCGGCGGCCCCGAACACCTCGTCCGTGCTGAAGTGCAGGAACTTCTCCAGCCCCTCGACCTTGCGCGCGAACTCAAGCATGTGTGCCGTGCCGGTCACGTTGTCGGCGACGAAGCCGAGCGGGTCTCGGATGCTGCGGTCGACGTGCGAGCCGGCGGCGAGGTGCAGGATGTAGCGGTAGTGCTGGAACGGCGGAAAGATTGGCGCCTTCAAGTCGTGCCACGTGAAGCGCACGCGCATCGGGTCGAGCTCGGTCAGGTGTGAGCCTTCTCCGAGCCGGTCGACGACGTGAATCTCCCAGTCGGTGTGCGCGAGCAGATGGCCGACTAGGTGCCGGCCGATGAAACCCGCGCCTCCGGTGACTAGGACTCGCACGCCAGCTCCTGTAGCTTCGCAATTACCGCCAGTGGAATTCCGTAGCAACCACCCGGGTAGTACTCCTCTTCATCCAACAACTGGACAGCTCCGGCTTCAATCCAAATGGATACCTTCTTGTTGTACATATCCAGAGACCGCGCCACCCACCTTTCAACAGGAGTGCCTAGTCCCGCCGGTGGGATTACCCAGCCGTATACCTTGCGTTCTATCGCCCATCCATCGATCAACATTCGTCAACCTCCACCTCAGGCAACGGCGTCACAATCCGCCCCTTGTAGCCCTGCGCGCGCAGCCTTGGAATGATTTCGCTCGCGAAGTTCCAAGCGAACAGGATGAGCGTGTCCGGCGCGTCGGCCGCGAGATTCGCAGACGGCACAATGGGGATGAGCGTTCCCGGCGTGAGCTTGCCGACCTTCAGCGGGTTGTCGTCGTAGATGCAGGTCAGCGCGTTGCGGTCGAGGCCGGTCGCGTACATGAGCGTCGTGAGCTTGGCTGGGGCGCCGTAGCCTGCGACTGTGCCAGCGTCTTGGAGCGCGAGCGATAGGCCGGCTTTGGTCAGGGTGATGCGTTCGCGGAGCTGACCAACATCGGGTGTGTCGCCGTACTCAGTGATTTCGCCCATGCCAGCATGGGATACATATAGACGCAGGGAGCCGCCCTGTGATTCGTTTTCGTTGAAACCATAGATAGCCAGCCCATGTCGCTCAAAGAACGCGCGCAATGGCTTCACCGTGTGAAAGCTCATATGCTCGTGATAAATGGTATCGAACACGCCGCGTTCGCACATCAGCTCGAGGTACCCCACCTCGACGATGAACACGCCGCCAGCAGCAAGCGCCGTCTTCACCGCAGCCGTGAACCCGTGCAGGTCGTCCACGTGGGCGAATACGTTCAGGGCGATGACCGCGTCGAACTTCTGCGCCGTCTGTTGAGGCCAACTCAGCGGCTTCAAGTGCGTTCGGTTGGCGAAGTCCTGATGCGTCGGCCCGCTCGGATCGAGCCCGAGAACATGCAGCCCCTTGGCGGCGAGCATGTGGCAAAGCGTGCCGTCGTTGCTCGCAATCTCCAGCACGCGACCGCCAGGCTTCAGCGCCGCAACCTCGTCGGCCAGCTTCTCCAGGTGCGCGCGGAACACCGGGCTAGTTCCGCTGCTGTACGGGTAATTCGGCCCCCACAGTCGCTCGGGGTTCACCGCGATGCTCAGCTGATGGTGCTCGCAGTCGTCGCAGCGCATCACGACCAGCGGGAATAGCTCCGTGCCGCCCAGCTCGTTCGCTAGCGGCGTGCTGCCGAGGTCCAGGACCATGGTCAGAGCCACGCTGTCGCACAGCCGGCAAACGACGGTATCGCGGTATGTCCAGTCACTCTGCGACAACTGCCACCTGCCATTCTTCGTCGACGCGAACAACGTCCGCCTCATGTGACTTCGAGTCGCGCGGGTTCTTCGCCATGCTGAGCAGCACGGTGGGCACAGGGAAGTACGTCTGATGCACGACTAGCGGCCCGGTGCGAATCGCTTCGCCGGGACCGATGTCGATCGGCTCGCCGTATTCGCCATCCAGTTCGCGCTCCCAGTACAACATCCGGCCCTCTTGCACGTACAGCACGTGCTCATCCGTGCGGTGGTAGTGCCGCGACCGGTACGAGCCGGCTTTGGAGCGAATGATGCTCACCGTCCGGAACTCACCGATCGCGATGTTGGTGATGCTGCCCATCTCGTTGACAAACGACGGGCCAGGGCGAACGACGGCGGCGCTAGTGTTACTTTGAACCATGTTCATCCAGTTCGGTAAGCACGCCTAGCACAGCGTCGGCTTGCTTCTTCAGCTCATTCCTCATGTCCTGTGCTCGTCGCCTGAGTATCGAAGCGGCAGCTAACCAAAGCGCGTCCACCTTTTTCTGATCATCGAAGGCGCTGTGAATGGCGTCGCATGACTCCGGTGGGAGCGCCCATGTAAAGCGGTCGTCTGGTTTTCTTCGCCATTCGGCGTGCGCAACCGAGAGCCTTGTCGACTCTAAGCGGTTGCCCCAGTACGTCGCGCCTCCATAGTTACCGTCGCCGGCCATCCGCTCTAGCTCTTTGGCCTGTTCAATCAGGTTCGAATACTGTTCAAGTGGTGTGGGCACGAATCACCTCATCCAGCTGTTTCACGTGTCGGTCCCAAGTCAGCTCTTCAGCCAGGGCCTTCGCTTTTGCGTTACGTTGCGCCCGGAAGGCCGGGTCTGTCAAGGCGCGCACCACGTCGCCGCGCCACTGCTCCCAGTTGCCGACCGGCACCGGGTCGAGCGTGCGGTACACGTCGGCGAAGGCGTCGCAGTCCGTTATGACCGGGCAGGCCTCGGCGGCGCAAGCCTCGAGGGTCGAGCAGCTGAAACCCTCGGACCAGCTCGTGGTCTCGCACGGGTACGCGAAGCACTCGGCCTGGGCGAGCTCGCGTTGCAGGGTGTCGCGGTCCACCGAGTCCACCACTGTGATGCCCCATTCCGGCCCGCTCAGCCGCCTGAGCGCTTCTTCGACGTAGAGCGCGCGGTTGCGGAGCTTTTCGATTGGCGGGTAGTACGGCGTGGTGTCGAAGCCGCGGAGCCAGGGCTCGAGGCGGTAGAAGATCCGTAGATTCGCAGCAGGTGCTGCTTGTTTGATAGCTGGCCACTGCTCCAGTACACGATGTAGACCGCGGTCAGGGCTTGAGCAGTACACAACTCTCCCAGTAACTTTTCCTGACCCGGGGAGAGCACCAGGGTCACAGCCCAAGGCGTTGACTCTCCACTTTTCCGGATGTTTAGCACCCCAGTCCCCGATGGCTTTTTGCCGGTGCGCTTCGGACGGCGAGCAGTAGATGTCGACATAGTCATCGAACCCTTCTTGGCAAAAGCTGAACTCGTTCAGCCAGAACATGCAGATGCGCTTCGCGCCGGAACCCTTCCACTCGCGCAATGTGTCCGGCTCGTTGATGCTGATTACAGCGTCGTATTCGTTGAAGCGCGCCCCGCTCTTGCGTTCGTCGACCCGGTGCCCCAGCGCACGCAGTCCCTCCACAATCCGCCGCCAACCAATCTCGCTGCCAGTGCGCGGGTCGTTCCACGTCTCCTCATGCGAGCGCATCAAACACATCGGGCCGTATGTGACCGCGATTCTCACGCCAGCACCGCGCGAAACGTGATCCACCGCTCCCGCCCTCCGACACGCATCAGGTCAGCATCCGTCGCGTCCGTCCCGTGCGGGTAAATGTACTGCTCCACCACGCCAAGGTCCCAGCTGTCTCGGTGCCGCAGCAAACTGAATCCCCATCCGCCCAGGTCGATGGCGTCGCACTGCTCGAAGTCCAGCAGCTTGCGGCACTCTCGGTGAAAGGGGCCGTGGAGTTCGACGAAGAAATCCGGACGCTGCTTCCGCCACATCTCGAGTGCGCCCTGGATGACCATGCACTCGGCGCCCTCGGTGTCCACCTTGATGAGGTCCACGTCCGCGATGCCGCGTCCCTTGATGAACGTGTCGAGCGCCACTAGCGGGACCGTGATTACGCGCTCCGGCGTATCTCCTGCGCCATGGCCGCGCCCCGTCTCGATGGGCAGCGTCGTGTTGGTGCACGGGTTCGTGTAGAGGCTCAGCTCGACCGTGCCGTCCTTGGCGCCAACCGCAGCCGTGATGACCTCCACATTGGTCAGCCCGGCCAGCTTGACGTTCTTCTTCAGCGCTTCAGCTCCGCGCGGGTCGGGCTCGAAGCAGAACACGCGCTCGAACAGCGGCGCGAGTCGCAGAGTCCAGGTTCCGACGTGCGCGCCGATGTCGATGAAGGTGCGGCCGCCTTTCGTGAACAGCCCCGTGTGCAACTGCTCGTGCTGGTTCGGCAGGAACCAATCAACCGTATCTTTTACTAGGTCCATTGTCATGGCTTCATTCCTTCAATTGCGAAACTGTGTGACATGCCCTTGTCGAGGCAGTCGGAGAACTCTGGGGAAAGCTTGGTGCGCGTCTCGAGCCCGCACTCGTTTAGGAGCTGACCCAGCGAGCGCTCCGTGTAGCAGTGGAAATGCCCTTCGTAGTTCTGACTGGTGCAGTCCGCGCCGCTTGCGCCGAAGAGCAGGTAGGAAAGCTGGTCGTCTGGCCCTGCGTCCATATAGAAGGCAGGCTGTTCGCTGGCAAACTGATCTAGGTCTTCGTGATACCAGGAGCGACACAGTAGACCCAGGTCCGGCGTCGTCAGCTTGAGCACCCCATACTGTTTCAGCACCCGCGCGCATTCCTTTAGCAGCTTCGGCGCCTCGGTCCTCCGGTTGAAATGCTCGATGGCCTGCCCGATGTAGATGGCATCCACGCTGCCGTCGGGCCAGGGCAGCCCAGTCCGAACGTCGTGCCGCATGAACTCGATGCGCCCGATGTTGTCCACAAGGTGCTGTTGCTCGGGCGGCCACACCATGCGCGGGTCCGCGTCGCGCAGGTGCTTTAAGTAGTCCGCCTCCACGTCGGTGCGGTCGACGTTGAGCCAACCTGGAAAGACGTTCGCGCCGCAGCATAGGTTAAGCTTCATTCCGGGCCTCGTGGAACTTGGGCACGACGTTCGCCGTCGCGTCCTGGACTAACTTGTTGAGGCGAGATTGCCATGCGTCGGCCAGCGTGTCGAGGGAGAAGCGCTCAGCGTGCTGCGGCGCCGCGCGGAGCGGTTCGTCCTTGTGCGCGCTATCGCTAGTCATAACCCGAATCACGTGCTCGGACGGCTCAAGTAACCATAGGCCGCCACCATCTACAGTTTCAGCTAATGCCGCAATTGGTGGGCAGACGCAAACCAAGCCCGCCGCCTGCGCCTCCATCGCCGTGATGCAGCTCGTCTCACTGAACCACGTCGGGTAGAACCAAACGCCAGCGCCCAGCATCGCATCGGCGAGCTCGCGCTGGTTGACTCGCCCATGCATGACGATGCCAGGCGTCTTGGCGATTGCCAGCTTGAGCTGGTTCATCGCCTCGCGGCCGCAGTGCGGGTGGTCGATGTTCATGCACGCAGCTAGGGCTTTCTCCCAGTTCCCAAAACCGTAGTAAACGTGTAGTTCCGCATCCGGAACCGCACGGCGAACAGCAGGCCAAGCAGCAACCGCAGCGGCGAGGCCGCGATCTGGGCTGCTTGAGTAGATTGCTCGGTGGGGGTTTCGTACAACTTGTCCACCGCCTGCCGCATCTTTTCTTTCTGGATCGCGTTGAAAGCGTCTGGTGTCAATTCCATTGCGCGTAACCTCCACCTTGTCTTTGTTGAGCCACGGGTAGCACGACAGGAAGAACTCCTTGTGCCAGTTCGAGAGGCACCAAACGAAGTCGAACTTGACCGCGTCGCGAGGCGTGAAGTGCTCGCCAACGTGAACGTCGTGGACCCAGAGAATGGCGGCCTTGTACTTGGCGTGGTGGACTGCGTCGAAGCGGCGCGAGCAGATGAGCAGGTCGCAAGTGACGTTGCTGAAGTCGCTCTCGTCGAACCAGCGAACGCCGTCGAACGTTCCGCCCGCGCTATTGGGCTCGGTGTGCGCAAACACCCGCACCCGGTTCCCCTTCGCCGCAAGCCGCTTGGCCATCTCCCATGCCATCGTCTCGCTGCCGCCCATGCCGTTCGCTTCGAGCGTGCGCGGCGTCCAGGGCTCCATCTGGTGACCGAGGAAGAACACGATGTCGAGCGGCTGGGATTTGAACCCAACAGCAGGCCCTCTGGGAACCGTAGTTGATCCCAGTTCAGGCCCGCCCTGGTGACCTTGCGGCCCACTCGACAACTTATATGTAGCACGCTCCCGCTCCAGCTTGAAGTCACCGCGCAGCACGGTCTCGACAACCATGCCCGCTTCCTTCGCGATCGCCCCGAGCTTGTGCAGCTCAATCATGCCGCTGCGCACCGTGTTCTTCGCGCGCTCGGTCAGCAGCTGCGCGCTCAAGTCCTTCAGCGTCTCTTGCTTCGGGTTGCCGGCCAGCCCCTCCTGCGCGCTGATGAGCGCCAGGTCAGTCTGCCCGAGCTTCATGAGGCACGGAGCGAGCCAAGCGTGCGCCTCGTAGCGCGACGTCGGGTCCTTCATGAGCAGCGACTGCGCTGCCGGCGTGTCCGCTCGGAAGCCCTGCTGAAGCATGTGCGCCCCACGCTTGTAGTTGTACTCGGGCTCGATGCCAGCTTCGGCCATCGCGCAGCACGCTTGCCCCGCCATCCACCACGGCTCGGGCCAGCTCTTCGTAGCGATTGCCTGCAGCGACCACTCGAGGCACTCAGCGTAGTCGCCCATCGCCAGCGCAATCTTGGCTAGGTGTAGCAAGCTCAGCGCGCGCTCGTCGCTCCAGCCGCTCAGCTGCGCATGCCGGCGGAACCAGTACTTCGCCTCGCCGATGCGCCCGTTGTACATGAGCTCGGCGCCGAGGTAGTGCAGGTTGCGCGCGTCGGTCTCGCCCACCTTGCGCACGTGGTTCTCGAGGATGCGCAGGTTGCGCCCCGGGTCGCGCGCCTTGGTGCTCCTCCGCCCCATCTCGTGCTGCACCACCAGCTCATCGGTCTGCATGTAGGTGGGAACCGTACCTGCCCTACCGAGCAGGCCCTCGTGCACCGGCCCGCGCCACTCGAATCCGGCCCGCGGGTACACCAGCCGCTCGCGCCACTGCAGCGTGCGCACTCGGCCGTCCGCGTCGCGCTCGTACTCGTACGGGGCGAGATAGGCCCAGGCGCCCTCAGGAGCCCCGCTGACGAGCTTTCGGAGGCTCTCGGCCCCTCGCACCAGGTCGTCTCCGTCAAACCACGCCAGGCAGTCTCCTGTAGCCAGCTCAAGGGCATGGTTCCGGGCGGCGCTGAAGTCTACGATGTTGCCGTCTGCGTCGTTGCAGCCCGTCCAGACTTCGAACTTGTCGGCATGCTTCTTGGCGATGGCGGGGGAATCGTCCACCGAACCCGTGTCGACAATCACCAGCTCTTCCACGTGCGGCCTAATCGAGCTGATTAAAGCCGGTAGGGTCGATGCCTCGTCCCGAATGATTAGCGTGCAGCTGATGGTTTTCATTGACAATTCTCCCGATGCTCCGAAACAAGCTGAACCCGGCGATACCCCTGCGTCGTCCAAATTCGCGTCCAAACGCGCACTTCCTGCCCCGGCGCGGCGCGCGCTAGCCTGAACTCGCCAACATCGCATGGATTGTCGACCCAGCGCGGCGTTAGCGCCATATCCGGATCGGGTGACGACCAACACAGGCCAGCTTCCGACGCCATGGTCGCATCGTCGCTCGCCTGCCAGTCGCAGCTGTAGGTCGCCAGCGATCCGGACAGGCCTTGGTCTAGGTCGGACCCGGAGCAGCCGAGAGCTACGAGGGCAAGAAGCAGTGCGAGCAGTTTGGTCATGTAGGTTCCCTGAAATCACCACGACAGCCACAAGCGCAGCCGCCAATCACTTTTCTGCGAATCAAAGACGCCGCCTTGGCCAGGACGACCTTCTCCGGATACGGAAGCTCCATGTTCCAGCGAGTAGTCCAGCCCCACGGGTGCCTGACCCGGCGCATCTCGGTCAGGAACATCTCGTCGCTGATGTCCTTCGCCTGAGGCTTGCTGTTCTTCATGTAGGTTCCTGTAGGACAATCACGCGCGCGGGTAGGCTATCGGGCGATAGGTTGGGCGAGGGTACCGGGTCGAGCGGGACGAACCCTCCCCTTCTAGGGGGAGAGGCGTCCCGGTCCCGATAGCGTCCCGCTGGCGTCCCGATAGAAAGTCCCGGTCGATGTTGTTGAATTGATTCATGGTTCGTCGTCATCCACCCAAGAAGTCCCGATGAGTCCCGGTAGCGTCCCGCTAGGGTCGAGTCCCGATAGAGTCCCGCTCAGATTTGAGGCCTTTCGCTGTATGCCTCTGTAGGTGCGGTTCTTACCTGGATAGGACACATCAGCCCCGCTCAGCCGTCCAGCAGCGAAGAGCGTGTCGACAGCCGCGGCGATGTCGCTCTTGCTGCGCTTCAGTCGCTCGGCCAGGTCGGCCTTAGTCCTCGGCTCGGTCAGCTGGTCCCAGACTAACTCTTCGAGCGGCTTGGAACTGAGCTCGGCTGCAGTGACCGTGTCTGAACTCAGGTAGCGCCTGCCGTCCGGAGCGCGGAGCACGCTGAAGGTTGCTGGCTTCGGGTAAACGTCAGGCGGCTCGCGGAGCTTGGGGAAAGTAACCGTGCTCTTGGTGGTCTCGCCGCTCTCGAGCTTGGTCCCGTTTACCATGATGACCGTGTCGCTCTGGCCGGTGCGCTGGGTTGAGCCCGAGACGTCGCCCAGGCCGCCCGTCTTGTCGTTTTTGCGGGTGTGGGCGACCAGCCAGACCGTCGGGTGGTCGGCGGCCGTAGCGGCCCGCTCAATGGTCATGGCGATGGTCTCGAATATTTCGGCTTGGGCTTCCTCGTTGTTCGAGTCAGCCGAGCTCGCGCGCGCCAAGGTATCGATGGCGATGTCCGAGACCAGGCCGAGTGAGACAAGGTATGCAACCTCAGACCAAGCTGGGTCACCAATCTTGACCGACTTGCGCGCAATGATGAGCACCTTATCAAGCCCATCCGTGCTGACCCCAACCGTCTCGAAGCTCTGGATCAACTTTCGAGCTGTGCCGCCATCCGAGTGCTCGGCCTCGATGAGTACCACCCATTTCCCGGCTGGTGACGGAAGCACCATGCGACCCAGGAACGGCATCGGGGTTGGGGACATGCGGCAGGCAAGCAGCAGGAAAAGCAGGGTGGTCTTGCCCTCCGCCGGCGGACCCGCGATGAGGTTGACCGTTCCCGCTACGGCAATCTCGTGCCAAACGTACTCGATCGGCTCAGCGGCCTTCGCGATGATGGCGTCACGGCCACGCAGTAC